ATAGCTGTCCCGTCTCCACCAATCAATCCTGCATTGATTCTTGCAGTCTCGCTTACCTGTTCTAATTTCTTACTTAATTCAGCAATTGAGTCCGCACCACTCATCAACTCTTCACGGATACGCTTCACGAATTCAGGACGCTCTTTCTCCATTTCATCATGGATTTTAGCGCTGAAATCTTCTGCTTTGTTTTGGTATTCTTTTACAACGTTATCAATCTCAAGTTGTATAATACGAACCTTTTCGTCAATCTCTTTGTTTCGTCTTTCGACTTCATTCGCAATAGATTGTTCGAATAGTGATTCGCTAAAGTCACCAACTGCATCTTTGATAGCTTGTTGACGACTTGCACGGTCTTTAGCTTGTAGAGTTTGATAATCGCCTAATTCAGCGACTGAACGGTTATTATCCAATTTATCGATGACTAATTTATGGATTCTAGCTTCAAAAGCGATTCCGATTTGGTCTCTTACGATTCCGACGCTGTCACCAATCCAAACATCTTGTTCAATCGCATTTGCTAAATCCAAAAGATTAGCTTTGAACGTAACGATTGGAACAGATAAGCGTTGTAACTCTTTGTAAGTCGCTTTTAATAATTCAGTAGGGTCTTCAATATCCTCGTTGGTATATACACCAAAACGATGCTTAATAACGCCATCTTGGTGTAAGCCGTAGATATTTCTAGCAGTTTCATTCGTTACATAATTCTGTCCCGCTGGTTTGTCAACGGGGTCTCCATTTGCAACCGACCACACAACATCTTTAAACTGGATTCTACGATCGTAACCGCCCGTAGCTTCTCCATTCTCATCCGTGCTTTGCTCACCCTTACCACGACCAATCAAGGCTGTTACAACATCATCAGACGATTCTTCGTAGGTAACATTTAAAATGTTAGAGCCATACTCGAACTGATGACCTGTAACACGTCCGAAGCGTTGATTCAGGTCAATGTATCGTCCGATTATCTTATTTTCTACAAAGGTATATCTGACTTTAAACTCGCAAGCGTACGATTCAATTA